TTTGTCCAAGAATCAACTCTGTCACCATATTGCTTTTTGGTGACTCCTGCCTCCCATGCGAATTGATGGAAGGATGCTTCTTTAATTCTCGGCGCAGTGCCTCGGAGGTCGAATTTCTTTCCGTCCGCCGATGTGTATGTCACATTGACAATCATGAGAAAACCACCCCCGAATCACGCATAAATCTTTCAGCAGACCTCTCTCCGATGATGAGAGTGACATCCGCTGATTCCATTCCTGCTTTGACAGCTGCATACATGTCTCTTGCGCTCATTCCACTGCTTGCAACAGCATTCTGAATCATGCTTTGCAGACTTGATGCACCGACAACCGCTTCCGGGCCTGCCTCTCCTGCTCCCAACAGGTTCCCGTTTGTCATTCCGAAAATCGTAGGAGATGACAGAATCATGCCGTTCTCCATCGCTTTCGCATACCAATCAACGGAAAGGTGAGGTACTGACGGAGGTTTCAGACTAAACGACCCTGAGATGCTGAAGTGAGGAAGCGCAGGAAGTTTAATCTTCGGCAGTTTCAAAGAGCAATTATTAATGGTGTCCTTAATAGAACTAATCACACTGGAAACAGTTTTTTTTGCATCGTTGATAGGTCCCGTAATTGCTGATTTGATGCCGTTCCAGATGGATGTCACTGTCGATTTGATTGAATTGAAAACGCTTGAAATCGTACTGCTGATTGTGTTGACAGCTGTCGATACCAGACTCTTGATCGTGTTCCAGATAGAGGAAATCGTGTTCTGTATCGCTTGCATGATGCTCTGGATCGTGTTCTTTATCGTGTTCCAGACGTTGGTCACTGTGGTCATGATGTTGTTCACGACCTCTGTGACTTTGCTCACGATTGCCGTCCAGATACTGAATATCACACTCTTGATAGAGTTGAGAATAGATGTCACTTTTGCTCCGATCATCGACCAGATGACAGAAATGACATTCTGAATCATGTTCATGTTGTTCTGGATTATCGCTTGGATTCCTGCGAATACAGTATCAACAACTCCAGAAATCGCTTGCCAGAATCCGTCCCAGTTGCCCTGAGTGAGAGCAATGAAAGCATCGATGATGCCAGAAATCACTCCAAGAACTGTCTCGATGATGATTTGAATCGCCTGGAACGATGCTTCAATGACAGGCGCAAGAATCTGGCAAAAGGCATCCCATACGATTTTCAGACCTTCGACAAAGGCATCCCAATAGGGTTTCAGCACTTCCATCTGTTCCTGGAATCTCGTCACGAAATCAGAAACTGTGGTCTTAATCTGTTCCCAGATTGCTGTGATGTTGTTTCTGAATTCCTCATTCGTGTTCCAGAGATGAACGAACGCAGCTACAAGGACACCGATGATTGCCACGATTGCAAGGATTGGAGCAACAGCTGCCATTTCAAGTCCCACAATCGCTGCTTGCAACCCCTTCAGTGCTGTCATGGCAAATCCGACCTTCTCAACGATTGTGCCGAAGATGATAAGCGCAGGACCTATCGCTGCGACAACTCCGGCGATCGTGACAATGATCGCTCTTGTCGTACCATCCAAGCTATTCAACCACTCAACAAGACTCTGCAAGTGAGTGACAGCACTCTCGATGATAGGCATCAGTGTGTTGCCGATTGCAATGAGAAGTCCTTCAAGCGCAGACTTCAGCAGAGTCAGCTGACCATTGAGATTGTCTAATTGGGTTTTAGCCTGTTCCTCTGCCGAACCTGATGCGTTCTCCAATGCAGATGCAAACTCTTCTGTCTGCTCCGCTGAAGAGGCGCACATCTTGTTGTAACCTTGCAGACCATTGGTCGTAAAAATGGTGTTCAGCTTGGCATTTCGTTGTTCATCCGTCATTCCTGCGGTTGCGGTTTGCAGATCCGCAAGAACATCACTCAGACTCCTTGCTTTTCCTTCCTCGTCATAGGCAGATACACCCAGTTCATCGAGTGCCTCTTTTGCATCACCTTCAGCTGCATAGAGGTCTGTCATCGTCCTGTTCAGCATTGTCGCAGCTTCACTGCCTGTGACATTCTGCTGTGCCAGACGAAGCAGAGCAACCTCTGTCTCCTGTGCGGATTGTCCGTAGGATTTCGCTGAAGAAGATGCGCCTGCCATTGCTTCGCCAAGGGATGCAACATCTGTTTTCGCAAGTGTCGCACCCTTTGCGATGAGGTCTGAATAGTATCCTGCGTCCTTGGTCGAATCATTGAATCCATTCATCGCACCAGTGACGTAGGCAGCTGCCGAACCCATGTCAATCTGTCCTGCAGCTGCGAGATTCAGCACATCCGGCAGGATTTCAACCTGTTCCTGTGCCGAATATCCTGCCTGTGCAAGGACGTTCAGACCTTCCGCTGCTTCCTTCGCTGAGAAGGCCGTCTCTCGTCCCATCTTCTGGGCGAACTCTCCAAGAGTGCCGTCAAAATCATCGGTTGTGACCTTGATGGATGCGAGTTCATCATTCGTCTTGCCCATTGAGGCTGCGACCTGACTCATCGCTGAATCGAAATCAGCTGCGGTCTTGACAGATGCAACTCCGGCTGCTGTGACAGCTGCGGTAACAGGAAGCATTGCCTTTCCTGCCGATTGCATTCCCTGTCCGACCTTCTGCATCTTTTCGCCGACCTGTGCGACTTTTTCAAGAGCAGGAGTCGTTGAGGCTGCCTCTTTTTTCAGAGACTCCAGATTCTTTTCTGTCTCCAGAATCTCCCTTTGCAGAGCATCGTATTTCTCAGGAGAGATTGGATTCCCAAACTCCTCGTTGACAGCCTTCTGCGCCTCTTTCACTTCCGAAAGATGCGCTTTGGTTTCGTCAATCTCTTTTTGGAGGTTTTTGTATTCCTGAGTATCAACTTTGCCAGCTTTTTCTAACTCTGCCTGTTTCGCTTTGAGTTCGCCAAGTTTGGTCTTGGTCTTCTCCGCCTCCTGTTGGAGAGGAGTGAATTTTGCTTTCCAGGCATCGTAGTTGTCTTTGGTCTTCGCAGCCTGCTCGGATGCCCTTTTCAGCGTTTCCAGACGTTTGGAAGTGTTCTCGATCTGACTCCCAAGCATCCTCTGCTTCTGCTCCAGAAGTTCGGTATTCTTAGGGTCGAGTTTTAAGAGTCTGTTGACATCTTTCAGAGATGATTGCGTTTTCTTGATTGACGAATCAACAGTGCCTAACGCTTTATTTAGACCTGTTGTATCACCACCGATCTCAACAGTGATTCCTGCGATTCGTCCTGCCATTTCCTCACCTCCTCAGAATCGGTCGAAATCTTCCTGCGTTGCCTTTCTGGCATTTTCCCCACTCTTCACAGAGTCGTTGATGTGTTCTGTCCAGATGTCGATGACCATTCCTATGGTAAGGAGTTCAAGGTCACGTATCGACAGACCAACCTCGAGACAGCGCAGGAGAAAGAGAGGTGTTGTCATTTGCCTCCCTGTGTTATGTAGTTTTTTTTACTCTCCGCTGTGGTAATCATATTGATTTTCCACAGGTCGAGAATCTGAGGCAGAACCTCATAGATAGAGAACATATCGAAGAGGTCGAGCCATCCCTCGACAGTACCTGGTATTGTAGGGTCTGCGTGAACTGCCATGATGTAGGCAACATCCTCAAACAATTCCAGGTTGTCGATAGGAATGGATTCTCCGCTTTCGGAATTCCTTTCGAAGGAATCCTGCAGCTTATTGAGGTCCTTCATGATGTCTCGTCCGTATTTGACTCGATACATTCTCGGAATCGCAGCCGATGCCCGAAATTTGACATCGATGCCTGAGATGTTAATCGTTTTTTCTGTCATTTCATCCTCCCTTCAAAGATGAAATTCATCAGCCTGGATTTGCAGGATTGGTTGCAGACCCGGTTGCCTCTGTGGGAACGTAAACAGCATCATACCAACCTGTGTAGGTTTCGCTTGTGGTCGATACATCATCACCTGTCTTTGTCTTGACAAGGCCGTCTGCTCTGGGTTCGCAGGACAGGGACAGAGTCTCGGTCTGAGGCTCAATGTTATCCTCTTTTGTCTGAGATCCGACAGAGGGTCTGCCACAAGAGCAGTTATACATGACATGTCTAACAGCATTGACATCACCCTGGAATTCGAACAGCAGAGCAAATCTGACCGCTTCAGCAGAGGTTGCTTTCTCTACAAGGACTCCATTCGTGTCCTTGGTTTCTCCAAGGACATTGATTCTGAACCACTCAGGGATGAGTGCCAGTTCAAGGTCACCAGAGTAACCATTGTTGCCGGGGGACTTGTAATAGACGATGTCATCCGCATAGAATGCAGAAGACTCACCCTCGGCATCAAGGGAAAGAGAAACAGCACCGGGGATCGCATGAGGTTCGCCGTAGGTGTATTCTCCATCCGACTCTGTCTGGATTGCTACGTGTACATTTTTAAGACCGTACTTAATTTTGTTGGTAGGCATTATATAATCCTCATTTCGTACAAAACTTCGTACATCTTTTCATCTTCAATCCATGTTTCGGATTTCTGATAGAAAAGATTGTGATTGTCGAGTATCGTTTTCAAAGATTCTTCCAATGTCGGTTCTTTCTTGTCTGTGTACAGTTCGATGTAAAGAACATCTATTTTCTGGTACACTTTGTCATCAGCACCGAAATTGTCTGATTCTGGAAACAAAAAAATAAGGAAAGGAGGGTCGGGTGACTCTCCTTCCGCAAAATGATGATATGCGAGAGGAAGATTTGCCTCCTCAAGCATGTCTGTGATATCTTTGTAAGTCATTTTCGCAATGCCCTCTCTATATCAGTGAGCAGTTGCTTTTCTCCCGATTGTTCAGCAGGAGCAATGTGTGGCTGTCCGCCGACTCTGCCTCCGCCTCGTTTCGCATGTCCAAATTCAAGCAAATGAGGAAGTCCGGGCATCTTGGAATACACAGTGACTTCTAAGGATGTAGACGATTCGCCTGTCACTTTTGTTGCCCAAGATTTGTAATACTTGGGTCTTGACTTCGGCGCATTCGCCTGTGTCTCTTTTCTTACTGTATTTGATGCCTTCCGCACTGCTTTTTTGACATCTGCTGTTGCGGTTTCTGAATACTCTCTAAGAGATTTCATGACCGCATCTGCGAGTCCGTCAATTGGCACTTTGTTGCTCATTTTCTTTCCCTCTCGCAGTGAAATCTGAGGCTGTTTTTCTTCCATGCGTTCGGATTGATTGAGAGAATATTGTAGACATTCCCATTGAATGCAATTCTGTATTCGTTAGGAGTGACCACAGCAAGTTCGGAACAGTACCTACAAGTGAAATCATAGCTTTCCTTCACTGTGGTCTGCCCAATCTCTTCTCCTCCCTCGTCTCCAGAGGAATATGAACCTGTTGCCCAACAGGAGAAGTAATCCTCCCAAGTGTTGGTGTGGTTTTTATACTCATCAACGCTTGAGGTCTGTTTCTGAAAGGTAATTCGACTCCGTAATGCTCCGATTTCCATTAAAAGGCTGCCTCCCTTTCTGCTTGCAGGAGACTCCGAAGCTGAAGAGTGAGTCCGTTCATATCAGCATTTTCCCTATTCTCGTAAAGATAGGCGATTGCGTGATATGTTGCTGCCTGGATAACTGGATTCTCTTCAAGTTCGTAGTAACTCTCCTTCGTTCGCATGATGTTGAGAACCAACCTCTGTGCGGTATCGATTAAAGGAGCAATTACTGCATCATCCTCATCTGAGGAATCAACTCTGAGGTATACCTTTACGTCTTCGATAGGTGTGTACATTTTTTTGCTCCTTTTACAAAAATGCTGTGCGACAGGTTTCCCCATCGCACAGCCGGATCATGGGCATTATCAGGATGCCTTAACCTTCAGCAGCTGGATGCCTTCATGCAGGATGGTCTTGCCATCGCATCTCTTAGTAGCAATGAAACCGACCTGTCCGTTTGTGGAGTAGAGTTCGTTGAGTCTCTGGATGGTGATGCCGGATCTGTCAGCAATCCAGTAACTGTGGAAGTCACCGAATGCAACAGGAAGTGCGTCCGCTGCAACAGCAGGAGCATATGCGGATGTCAGCAGTTCATAACCAAGCAGTTTGTCAGGCTGTCCCATCTGGAGAGTAGGCTGCCACAGATATGCGCCTGTGGTAGGGTCTTTCAGCTTTCTGATGTCAGCAACTGTGGAATCCTTCATCAGGAACCGGGCATTCTTTCTGTAAGATGCCTTCAGTGAATAGATCAGGCTGATGAGATCGTCAGCAATAATCTTTCCTACGGATGAAGTTGTGACGTTGATTTCGCCACCGACAGGAGAACCACTGGAGTAGGCATTGAAAATGCCAGTAGGCTGCCCGCTGCCTGTGCCTACACAGAATGCTTCCTCTTCAAGGATGCCGAAAGCACGACCGAATTCGTTTGCCAGATAGGATTCTACGTTGAACATGGAATCCTGGAGCAGTTCGATGCTAACCTTCGCCAGTGCGGTTTCCTTGTAGGCATCAACAGCCTTCTGAGCAAATGTAGGATTGCTCTCGGTGTATGCGCCATTCTCGGCTGTCCACTGAGCTGCGACATGAGATGCTGCGACAGGGATTTTACGTTCTGCGGATGTCTTGATGATGTTGGCAACTGTTCTTACCACATTGTTGTCATCGAGGGCAGTGACGATCTGCTTCTCAAACTCTGTGGGGACGAGGTAACCGCCATTGGCATCTACACCCTCAGACATGACATTGTGGACAAGGGTCTTGCCACGCAGATACAGGTTGTAGTCTTCCGCATAGTTGTCGGAAGAAATGCCCGTCTTCATGTCGGCCTTCATCGTGCCAGTGCCGGGGATGCTCTGGATGGGAGAGGCATTCCAGGACTTCATCTGTGCATCCATGCTCTCCTGTCTCTGGAGACGTTCGATCTGTGCAGTGTAGTTCTGGATGTCCTTTTCCATGCGGTCATACTGCTCTGCATCCTCCGCAGACAGCAGGCCATTGGCATCAGTGTGAGTATTCAGAAAATCTTTTGCGTTTTCCCACGCATTCGCTCTTTTTGCGAATAATTCGTTAAGGTTGCTCATTTGCAAATCCTCCTGTTAATGTGCAAGCAGATTCAGCCGATTCATCAACTGTTCTGCGGATACTTTGGTTTCCTCCGCAGGATGGTTACTGCGGAACTTCGTGATAAATGCCTTATTGACGATGTTCGGCGAGAAGGCAGAGGCACTGGCAGCGATTGCTTTTGTCTCCTCGGTGAAGAGAATCTCATCACAGAAATTCAGTTCTAAAGCCTTTCTGGCGTTCATCCATGTTGTGTTGTCCATCATCCTTGAGAGTTTGTCTCTGTCAAGCAGAGTCTTTGTCTCATAAGCGTTGATGATGGATTCTTTGACTTCATTGAGCATTGCGATTGCGTCTTTCAGATCGCTTGCATCTCCCATGACCGCTGTCGAAGGATTGTGTATCATCATCATTGCGACCGGGGACATGCAGACTTTTGTTCCTGCCATTGCAATGACAGATGCTGCGGATGCTGCAATGCCGTCAATCTTTACTGTAATGTCGTATGGATAGTCCATGAGCAGATTGTATATCTGTGCAGCTGCGAAAACATCTCCGCCTGGTGAATTGATCCAGAGGGTGATGTCACCCTTTTCCGCATACAGTTCATCTTTGAATTTCTGCGGTGTGACTTCATCTCCGTACCATGTGCTGTCAGAGATAGGTCCGTCAAGGACTAATGTCCGTTCTGAACCGAATTCATCTTTCTGCTCGTTTCGTATCCAGTTCCAAAATTTGTTCATCGAATTGGATACCTTTCTGTTGTTGCTGTTGTCGGAATGCTCCTGATACCATTTGTGGATGATTTTTCGCCATTCATCCTTGTCTGGTCTGGTATCGTCCTTTTCAAGGTTTTCGTAGCATTCTTCTTCTGTGGGGATGATTGGGATTTCCTCAACATCAAGGCCGTCAAGAATCTCTTTCACTCTGTCGTTTGGATACCGACAGCAGAACCACAATGTGTCAATAGCATCATGATATCTGAGAGATTCGACCATCTTTTCCCGAAGGAACATGACAGTTTTCTGTGCCTTGTGAAGTGTTGCGGAATGGTCTTTTTTCGTTGTGATTGCTCTCACAACCTTATCTCCATCCCAGATTGCATCGTCCTTTTTGGCATGTTCATCCACGTATGTGGACTTTCCTCCACAGGGCGGACCGTAAACGAGTTTTACTTTCATGTCCCACCCCCTTCAGACTTTTGAGCATATGCTCCTGCGTCCTTCAGAGGAAGCATGTTGCCGTTGACGAGATAGAGATTTCCGCCTTCCTCATCGGAGATGGGATTCATATCTTCCAACTCACGGATGTCATTCGCTGACAGCCATCCGTTCTGCCGTCCGATCGAGTAACCATTCATCCTTGATTCGTAGTCACCCCGAAGGAGTCCGTCTACATTCATCTTGCAGAAGTACAGACCCTTTTCGGAAGGAAGGAGCAATGACTTATTGATAGCCTGTTCCCATCTCTTCACCCAAGGATTCAAAGTGTACATGACGAACTCAAGACTCTGCTGTTCGATGTTGGAGAAACTCGACTTCTCGAGGTCACCAATCATGTGAGGAGGCACTCGGAAGATCCTGGCAATCTCATCAAGTTGGTATTTCCTCGTTTCGATGAACTGTGCTTCGGAAGGATTGATGCTGATAGGGTCGTATCTCATTCCTTCCTCAAGGACAGCAACCTTTCCTGCGTTGCCAGAACCGCCGTAAGCAGCCATCCATGCTTCACGCACCCTTGCCGGATCAGTGAGAGTCCCAGGATGCGAAAGCACACCCGAAGGCATTGCTCCATTGTTGAAGAACTTCGAACCGAACTCCTCCGCAGCCATCCCCATGCCAATCGCATCCCTTGCCATCGCAATGGGCGAATATCCGATGATGCCATCAAATCCAAGTCCAGGAATATGAAGCACTTGGTCTTGCCTGAGATAGTAGGTTTTCACATCCTTGCTTGCGACCTGTCCGCCGTAAGTCGAATAGATGTAGACCAATTGCCCGTTGTCTGCCCTTGCGACTTGCATTTGGTTCGGCAGAAGGGGATAGAGTGCTACCACATCTCCTCTGCCGTTCCTGATAATCTGTGCGTAGGCATTTCCGTAGGTACACAGATGGGACATCAATGTCTCACGGAAGACGAAGGATGTCATCTCAGGATTCGGCTCATCATGAAGGATATAGGATAATGGATGGTCGTAAACCCTTTTCTTTCCTCCGTCATCCGTGTATTCGTAGACGAACATCGGAAGTTGAGCAATCGACTCTGCCAGAACCTTGATGCAAGCATACACGGCAGTTTGTTGCATCGCTGTGAACTCTGTCACCAGTTTTCCGCTCGATGACTTACCGAAAAGATAGGTATCTCCGCTTCGGATGTAGTAATCGTTTGTCGGTGTCGGTTCTCTTGAGTGAAAGAGTTTCGATAAAAATGAAAAGGCCATGTTCGTATCCTCCTTTTCAGAAAACTATCATATCTCTGGTATCATAGATGGATGTCGTGCTGATGCTTGCCCTCTTGATTGCTCTGTCGAGTCCCATGACCATCGCAACAGCACCATCGATTTTCTCTGTCGATTTCTGTTTGTCCATCTTGATATTTCCTGCCGGGTCTTTACGGATGAAGACGTTGTCCATCATCCACCGAAGAACAGGATGACCACCATGAGCGATACGTCCCTCAAGGACGAGTCTCATGAGTTCCTTTGTAGGAGGAGACATCTCTCGGAATCCCTGTCCGAAGGGGACAACAGTGAATCCCATATCCTCCAGATCCTGAGACAGCTGAGTCGCACCCCATCTGTCATATGCGATTTCGGCAATGTTGTATTTCTCTCCCAGTTCCCTGATTTTCTCCTCAATCCATTTGTAATGGATGACATTCCCTTCTGTGGTTTCTACGAGTCCCATCTTTACCCATGTATCGTAAGGAACATGATCTCTTGCGACTCGGAGATTCACAGATTCTTCTGGAATCCAAAAATAAGGGAGAATGGAATAATCACCCTCGTTCGGGTCTTCTGGAGGGAAGACAAGAACAAGTGCAGTGATATCTGTTGTTGATGACAGGTCGAGTCCGGCATAGCATTTCAAGCCAAGGAGAGAGTCTTTCATGAGTTTCATCTCGTTGACTTCTTTCGCACACGCATCCCATTTCTCCATCGGCATCCATCTGACAGCCTGTTTCACCCATTGGTTGAGTCTCAGCTGTCTAAATGAATTCTCTTCCGCAGGATTTTGTTTCGCCGATTCACATGCGTTTCGAACGACCTCTTCTCTCACCGTGATTCCCAGGGAAGGATTCGCTTTATACCATACTTTCGGGTCTGTCCAATCGTCATCTCGGTCTGCGCCGTAAATGACAGGATAGAATGTCGGGTCTGTCTTTCTTCCTTCAAGGATGTCCACAGCCTTTTGATGCTGTTCCCAACAAATCGACTCCTGATTGTCTCCTGCGGTCGTAATCAGGAAGAAGAGAGGCTGCATCCTCGCATCTCCCGAACCCTTTGTCATGACATCGAAGAGTTTCCGATTCGGCTGTGTGTGGAGTTCGTCAAAAACGACTCCAGAAATGTTCAATCCATGCTTTGTTGCCACATCCGAAGACAGAACCTGATAGAAAGAATTCGTAGGATTAAAGAGTATTCGGTTGGATGACTCGATGATTTTGCATCGCTTCATGAGAGCAGGAGACAGTTTTATCATGTCAACTGCCACATTGAAGACGATTTTCGCTTGCATCCTGTCAGCTGCACAGCCATAGACCTCTGCCCTTTGCTCTCCGTCCGCACAAAGAAGGAGAAGAGCAACCGCAGCTGCGAGTTCGCTTTTCCCCATCTTTTTGGGGATTTCGATGTATGCTGTGTTGAACTGCCGATATCCGTCCGCTTTCAGAGTCCCGAAGATGTCTCGGATGATTCTCTCCTGCCACTCAATCAGGTTGAATGGTTTGTTGTACCACTGTCCCTTGGTGTGTTTCAACGATTGGACGAATGCGACAGCAAAATCTGCTGAGTCTTTGTCGTAGTATGAGGTTTCTGCCATGAATTTAGTAGGCGCATAATCCATGTCATTCTCCAAATAAAAAAGCACCATTTAGGTGCTTATCTTGATGGCTTGTTCTCCTGTGAGATTCTCCCATCTCTGTATGATAACGTCGCAGTATTTCGGGTCGAGTTCCGAAATGAAACATCTCCTGCCAAGCTGTTCACATGCGATCAGTGTTGTTCCGCTTCCTCCGAAAGGTTCAAGGACAATGTCTCCCTCGTCTGACATCGCTTTGATGTATTCAGCAGGAAGAGCAACAGGAAATGCAGCCGGATGTTTTTCTCTTATTTTTCCCTGTTCAGAAGTGATGGAGACAACAGATTCCATCCTCTTCAATCTGCCAGATTCATCACCGCAGGAAGAATATTTGGTACTGCCGTCAGGTTGTCTGACAGACCGCTGTCTCTTCCCTTGTTTGATGCTGTCTGCCTTTTTCTCCCATGTCTCGTTGATTTTGAAGAAATCAACCCCAAACACGAATATCCATTCATGCCGGATAGGAAAGAATGCTTTCTGCTGTCCGATGCTTCCTGCCATCGTCTTGTCCCAGACATTCCATGCCAGGAATTTATATCCGCACTGTTTTGCTCTTTCAATGTACTCGTCCCAATACTGGACGATGTCATTGTTCTTTCTCTGGATGCCAAGATTGATGCACTGGTAATCAGTGAATGGTCTGCAAGCCTCGATGAATCCGCAGAGATTCTCGACAGATAAGTCTTTTCCTCCGTTGTATTCACGAATGTCTGAATATGGAGGAGAAGTGAAGAGGAATCTCGCCCTCTCTCCATCCATCAACCTCTCGATGTTCTCTACATCTGTGGAGTCTCCGCAGATGAGTCTATGCCCCCCCAGTTGCCAGATATCACCGACATTCACTAATGTTTCCGCAGGAATGTCAGGAATACTGTCTTCATCCACCTGTTTGATTTCGGGAGGGAAAATTTTCGACATGTCAAATCCGTACAGAGACATGTCGATGTCATGGATTCCTTCGATTTCCTTTGCCAGTACGGACAGGTCGAAATCGGAATCCATTGTGGTTTTATTGTGGATGAGTGCGTAGGCTTTTCTTTGTTCGTCTGTGAGATCGTCAAGCCTGATGACAGGGACCTCTGTCATGCCAAGTCTCTTTGCAGCTTCATATCGTCCGTGTCCTTCGACAATCTCATTGTTCCAGATTCCAATCGGGTCTTTGAATCCGACCTCTCTGATAGAGCTTACGATTTCTTCTATCTGTTCTTCTGGATGGAGTTTTGCATTCCCTTCGTATGGTTTTATCTCATCAAGAGAGATGTATTCGATAGATAAATTCATTTACAAACTCTTTCTTCTGAAAAGTGATTCCATTTCATCATGGGGATTCTGTGAGTAGTCCCCAGAGCAGTTATCCTTCACGACAGTGTAAATCTCTGCCCAATCCCTTGCCATTGCTGATTTGTATTTCTCTGCCATATTGAAAAATGGTGTGGCAATCGGTTCTCCTGTTGTCGGATGCTTGGACAACAGGCCGTACTGTGAAATCGCTTCCTCACACTGAATCCATCTCGCAGCTGACATGGAGTATCGCTCGATGGAATCAGGATTTACAAGATGAGCGATTCCGATCCGGCTTAACCACTCCCATGTGTGAGCATAGATTCTCTTAGCCTGGAACTTCTTGCCGTCCGCCTGTTTCCTTGAGAGGAATTCCTTGGGTTTAGGCATCTCCGCTCCGTCAGGAAGATTCCCTGTTGGGAGAGTGATTACTTTTGTCGGTCTGTGTCCTGTGTTTCCGTCTGCGAGTTTGTCGATGAGAGGTTTCTTTTTTGCTCCTGCGCCTGCTCTGCGACCTCCTCGCATTGTGCCGTCCTTCGCCATTTGATGCTCCTTTGCCTTTGGGGACGTTTGAATCTGCGAAAATTCGTAATCGTATCCGCCGCCGTGACCAAACACACGTTCGATTTAGGATTTACCCTCCCCTACCCCATGCCAACAGCCTACCCTGTTCCGCAATCCACGGATAGAGTAGGCTGTCATGCAAAGGAGAAAGAAACTATATGAGAGAGGTTATCTGTCGTGCCACATGTCTCCTCGCTGTGCGTGTATCCTTGAATGGCAGGACTTGCACAGCGATTGGAGATTCGACATCGCATGTGTTCCTCCCTCACTGAGAGGAAGGATGTGATGCACATGCTCTGTCAGAGGGGGGATGAGATTGGGCGGACATCCTGCTTCCACCCATCTCCTATAACAAATCTCGCAGTAAGGATGAGATGCTTTGTATGCTTCTCTTATCTTATGCCATGAACCCTTGTATCTCTTGGAAGTCTCTGGATTTCTTTTCTGAGTCTCATACCGCTTGTTCATCACTTTCGTGTGGACTTCGCAGTATCTCTTCTCAGTTAACTCAGGGCATCCCGGGTAAGCACATGGATGCTTCGGTCTTCTTGGCATCATTCCTCCACTGGCGAGAGGCACATGACCAATCGGCCTGCGCCTCTCCCGATCTGTCACGCTTGCATTATAGCATGAGGTCATATCACAAAAGTCCACAACTTAAAGGAACTTCTTCTGGAATGCCTGGAGTGCGTGTCCGTGCAGATTTATCGTGTACTTGTATGTGTGGCATATAGCCACAGCAATCTGTTCGAAATTCTTCCCTTGCACGTATCTGTGATAGAGAATGTTGGAGTAGAGAGGATTGTCCAATGAATGAATCTGATCCACGATGATTCTTCTCTGCCGGATGTATCTAAGTTGCAATGCTCTTATCTTGTCTTTCACTTCGACAGCATCCAGAACACTGTCCATCGAATCTCCGCTGACAGATGTCTGCACTCGTTCCTTGAGTTCTGGAGAAGAGTTCCCTTCTGCTCTGACCATCAGTGCTGTGTACTCCGCTGACTCATGGTCGATGAGGCTGTCCAGTTTGCTGAGTTGTAGTAGATATTCTTTTGCCGTCACTTCACTGTCTCCGTAATGTTGATGCGTGTTTCTTCGAGTGCTGCCTTCCGAATGGTCACTGTGTCTTTGTACTGCGCTTTAATCTCATCGACTTGTGCCACGAACCTCTGGCATCTGTCATATCCGAATCCTTCTCTCCTGTGAAGAGCAAGCAGGAGGCAGGCCATGACTTGCGGTGCTGCCCACTTCTTCTGCTCTCTCCTCATGTAGGTGTACATTGCCTTGGTCATTCGGTCTGTGTTTATCTTGGAATTGAGATATGCTAAATCTTTCCATGACTTGCCGTCACCATTCTGGATTTCAATTCCTGTCTCCTCATCGAGCATCTGGATCATCGACCTGTTTACATCTCCGGCACACTCCATCCATATCTCCTGTGACTTCCCCAGGACATTGGTGATTCTCTTCTTTCCCCATCCCCAGTTCCTTTTCAGAGCAAGAACTGCAGCTGAGTAACCGATGTAGCATTGGTCGATGATTTCTTTCTCCAACTCTCGACATGCTTTCTTGTAAGCATCCATCAATCTTCTCCTGCCCTTCCGATCACGACCATCTCTCCTGTCTCGGTGTCGATGAGCTGAATGAATCCATACATGTTGACATGCACTCGTATCTGTCCTTCGCTCACCGACTTCTTGATGTCCTTGATATCAATTTTCTTCACCTACCATCCCCCATCGATTCAATGCTGACGATTGCAAACAATCCCAAACCGCTGATGATGGATTGCCAGCTTGCCATCCTGATTCCGAATGCCAGAAATAAGATGCCGAAGATGATTATCCCGATTCTGTCTGCGTTCTTCATTTTCCATCATCTCCAAACCAAGGAGCAACCTTCACTGCTTCCTGCGAGACATAGATGGGAAGATGACGATCTCCGTCAATATTGATGTCATAGATGACATCACCATCACCATCTGTCCTGATGCAAGTGATTGTGCCTGTCAGCATAACCTTTGTGCCTACGTTCAGAACTTTCATGTTCACCTCTTTCCTGTCGAGCCGATGCCTCCTCTGTCAGGATTGCCTAAAGTCTCGACCTCTTCAAAGTCAAATGGAATCTGCTGTTCCTGGATTCTGAACTGCGCTATGCGGTCACCCTTGTGAATCTGTGTTCCCTGTCTCGCGAAGTCCCATTCCTTGCTCATGTCCTTTTTACAGATGGCAGGAAACATCCAGATGTCGTTGTCCCCTTTGTAGAGGTTATCGATCACTCCAAATGAACAGGAACACACGAGTCCGAAATTCTTGAATGTCGATGACCTCGGCGCAACGATTGCCTCATATCCCT